GAGGTTGCTAAAATTTTGAAAAATCCAACCTATCAGGAGATAACACCATGATTTTTGTCGTGGCCAGAGGATCTTAAAATATATTTTAAATTAAATCATCTATATCTTTAATTTTTAAGTCAACTTGATCTATGGTGGGGTATTAACACCTTATACTCATTTCTAAATTTAACCCTTAAATTCATCAGCAGAAATTTGAGAAGCAATCAGTTGACCTAAAATTTTTGTATCCTTTGTTACAGGCTCAACAGGAATATCGGCACTAAATGATTTTAGAAATGCAGTATTACCTTCTTTAACTAATCTCTTAAGTGCAAGTTCTGTACCGTACTGCACAAGCATAAGACCATTGTGGCTAAATGGTACTTCTTTACTGAATAGTATGTAAGCATTATCGAACATATATGGTGCAGGAACGTGTTGAGGGATTTTTACAACAAAGGCATCTTTATATTTAGTATATTTTTTATCAAAATAAAAATACTCAGTCGGCACAATATCTTTTGTATCAAATAGCTTTTTTTCTTTTATAAAGTTATCCCAGCTAAATAGAGGGAAGGGCGCAGTTGGCTCATAAACGGCATCTTCTTCACTTAAATAATCTACATCAACGCCTAATGCACTTGCGATTTTATCAATGTGTCTAGACGTTTTAGCTTTTCCTGATTCTAATCGTTGTAATGTTTGCTGTGTAATTCCCACGCAGTTAGCTAAGTCAGACTGACTCATTCCTTTGCTAACACGTTGCATCTTAATTTTTTTTCCAATAATCATCGCAAGACCTTTACAAGATTGTAAATAACAGTTAAGCTGTAAAAAACAACTAAATGGAGAAATAAAAATTGAAACCTGAATACTGGGCTTTGATAAAAGCTATCAAAATATCCGGCAATCAATCAAAACTTGCTCGTAAATTGGGCATTAAGCAACAGTCTATTTCAAGATGGTTTAAGTACGGCGTTCCGGCTTCACGCGCTCATCAAATTGAAAATATAACTGGGGGCTTAATTAAAGCCACAGATTTATGCGAAGGAGCTAATAAAGATTCTCAATCAGCATAAAATCAATTGTATTTTACAAGATAAATGCACGAATAACAAAATTTAGAGTAGCTAGGATAGCAAAGAAATATAAATGCATAGAAAAACATATGAATACAAAGAAATTCATATGCAAGTAAATGCATCATTATGAAATCAATAAGAGGGTAACATGGCAAAAATTAGAACAGTAAAACCAGCGCTATTTCGTCACGACAGTTTATTTGACGCGGAGCTATCCAGCGGGCTGCCTTTGCGACTTTCTTTCATAGGTCTTCTTACAGTATGTGATAGAGAGGGTCGATTTAGATGGAAACCAAGAGAGCTGAAGCTTGATGTTTTGCCTTACGATACCATAGATTTCGAGCTTATTTTAAAAGCCCTTCACAAATATGGTTTTATTGAAAAATATAAGCATAATAATGAAATTTACGCGCAAATACCCACATTTACTAACCATCAGAATATTAATTCAAGAGAGCCTGAATCAAGAATTCCATCCAAAGATGAATGTGAAATTCTTACGTATGTTCCAGTTACTTTTGATGTTAAAAAAAGGTATTGCACAGAAAATACTATGCGCGCATATGCACGCACAGGAAATAATAATATTTCATCCTTGGAAATGGAAATGGAAATGGAAGAAGAAAAAAAACAAACAAAAAAAGAAAACCCAGAAATCGAGCCATTACCCGTTACGGCTGCGCCGTCTCTTGCGAACAAGTCGCAAGAAGTTTCTGTTTTGGAAACTGAAAATAATTTAAACACCTCAGATGACGAGCAAAAAATAAACAAGAATAAAAAGCACGCTGAGGAGGTCGTGCAAATTTTCGATTATTGGCGAAATGTCATGAACCACGAACAAGCAAAACTCGATGACAAGCGAAAAAAGAAAATTCGTAATGCGTTGAAGCTTGGCTACTCGGTCAGTCAACTTTGCCAAGCGATTGACGGCTGTGCTAACTCGGCGTGGCACATGGGAGAAAACGACAGAGGGAAAAAGTTCGACAGTGTCGATTTGATTTTTCGTGACGCAGATAGAATCGACAAATTCATTGCGATTGATAAACAGCCAGAGATTAGGCCACTCTCGAAAACAGAGCAGCAGACAAGACGAAATGCAGAAATAGCGCTTGCATGGGCAAACGAAAGCAGCAACGAAAACGAGGGAGTCGGCTATGACGGAAAATGACAAAAGAAAATTTGCAGCACTCATGACGCAAGCATCGGAGATTTACAAACGTGATGTTAGCCAGACGCTGATGAAAACTTATTTCGACTTGCTAAGCGATTACGAAATTGCAGATGTTGAGACAGCATTTTTCAATCACTTCGGTGACGAAAAAGCGGGTGTGTATTTCCCGATGCCAGCAAACTTGATTGGTCAGCTCAAATCGATGGGTGCTGAAACAAGCAAAAGCGAAATGGTTAAGTGCTTAGTCAGCTTTGGTGACGAAGAAGCGCAAGAGGTGTTAGTGCCGAAGTGCAGTGTCGAGAATTGCGAGTCAGCAGCAACAATGCGAGCAAGTATAAATTCACGGTGGTTTTGTAGAAATCATTACGAAAGCAGTAAAACCATGCTCGTAATAGGGGCAAATCGTGAATCTCAGATCTGTAGAGATCTTTTTTGACACCTACCAATGCATAGGTAGCGGGTAGATGAGAAAAAGCCCGTAGAGATCAAATTTTTAATAATTTAACAAAGAGGAAATTTCATGACTACTTTAGAGCATTTTGCGTTGGTTACTATTTATTTTATAGCAATAGAAAATAATAGAAGTTTGGGTAGATTTAAAAAACAAACAAAACCGGAAGAAAAAGAATCATCAGGAGTGCTTTACGATACTCTATGTCTGACTATTAAACAGGTAAATTTTGTCTTTGAACTCGCTGCGATTTGCGTTGGTTATTACATGACTTATAAGTGGGTTTTAATTCCGCTAAATCATTATTTTTCAAGCTAACAAGGAGAAAAAATGAAGCTTGAAGTAATCAGAAATGGCAAAAAATTCGAGGAAATTTTTAGCAAAATTGATGACGGAAAAACAACGAATAAAGCGTATTCGTATGTGCCTGAACTTAAACGAGTAAAATACAAGAACAATGATAGAACAGTCAAAAATAAGTCAACTTAAGAGTTTTTTTCTTATTTTTGTTTGAGTGAAATATTAGCATTTTCCTGGCTTAAGGAAAACGTTATTTCGATGTTTTTTAATTTTTATTATTCGAACATCTTGTTGATGAAATATTATTATGTTATTGTTCAAAATTCAGACAATTTAATTACTTTAAGGTGAAATTTATGCTTTCTTATACTAGTTTTGCATGGCAACTTGGCACAGCCAATGATGAGCAAAAAGATGAATTTTTAGCTAGGTTCGCAGAATTATCAGAGGAAAAGATTCGAAGTCATCTTATCAAGCAATTTAAATTTAATTATACCCATTTTTCAGATAAAAATAATCTCGAGGAAGCGATAAACTACGTGGAAGAACAGATAGAATTTTTTAGAAACCATGACCTTGAGATAGCTGAAATTGTTGGGTTAGAGGCGCTGGGAAAATTAAAGTCATTTAACAGTTCTAACGAATATCTTCAGTTTTTACTTGATTCCCCCGGAGAGACCGATGAGTATCTACAAACTTACTCTGTACTAGGACTTGATTTTAAATTTCCAAATAATGCCTTCCAAGCTTCTCTTATCGCATCTAACATTGGTAGACTTAGAGATGCTATAGATAATGGAAATATAGACAAAGAAAGTTTTAAAAAGCTTATAGCAAATTTGAACACAGAACAGTTAGATGAATTTTTAAAAACTTTTGATTTTTCTAGCCAAGAACTCATAGACCATCATCTCATGTCTATTGAACAACAAAGATGGTTTGATAGTTCAACTTCAAAAAATTTTAGTTTAGAAAAAACATCTTCATTTTTTCAACCTCAACCAGCAAGGGAATCCAAGGAATCATCTGACGAGGAAAGTGTTGAACCGGAGTTCCGGAATGCTAAACCTTAAATGAAGTTTAAATTGATAACTTAATTAAAAAGATAAACTACGCTGCTTTTATGTTTAAAAGAAAGCAGCGTGATTTGAATGTTAAAACTAAATTGTTTTTGTATACGTTATTAGCTTTGTTGTATCAGTATGTATCGTAGGCGTGCTGGTAGTTGAAAAAATACTATTGCTATTGGTTTTTTTAAGATCAAAGAATTTCATTAATTCTTTATAAGCCTTAATAACTTTTTGACAGTTTTGATTTGCCTTTGCTGAGACGTTTCTGTCTGGATGGGAGGATTTAAGTTTCTTTTTATAGGCGTCTTTAATATCGCTCATCGTTGCATTAACACTTAAACCTAGGGTGGCGAGATATTGAGTTGTCTTTTTATCTGCTAATGAGCTGAATGGTAAAACAGGGCTGCGTGTTAAAGAACTATTTTTATAATTACTAAGCCAAGCATTAATTTCTGTTTTTAGCTGAGCGTTAGGTTCCAACTCCTTTTTAAGTAATTTTTTATTTGTATGTGGGTTTCTCGGGTAATTATTTTCACCCATGTAAAAAGTTTTTGAAGATTCGTCAATATGTTTTTCAATAGCTTTTCTATCATAATGTACAGCTTTATTATTTGGGTCATAAACTGGATCGCTCATAACTTGATAGGTAATTGCGCAGAAAAATTCATCAGGGATTTCATCTGGATTAATACCAGCCATTTCATACTTTTTGTCATTTATGGATATAAATGGTGCACTTTTATTGTTTGTTGAGTAGCTAGACTCTTCGAATGATGCATTTAAGGCTGAGTCCAGTTCGTCGTTATTATGAATGGGTCGATTTGATCTAGATGATAAAGGAGAGTAATTCGGGGAAAATAAAGCTGGGGGAGCTGTAGTAAAAGCTGGGGGAGCTGTAGTAAAAGCTGGGGAAACTGTAGAAAAAATTGGGGAAACTGTAGGAAAAATTGGGGAAAAGGATGGCGCAGACATCATTAACAGTGACGCTACTCTCTGCATAGAATGCAGAGATTCAGTAGTAATAATAGTAGGCTGGGGCGTTGCGTTGCTAGATGTTCTTCTAGTGCCGAGTTGATTAGTATTAGCATTGGTATTAGTATTTTCCATGATTTTTCCTATAAGTTTTTGCAGTGTAAGGCCGATGCCCGTTCGTCGTTATAATAAAGTCTGCTTATTTTCTTGCGCTTTTAGTAGTTTTAAATCTAGTAATAGTTTTAAATCTAGGATTTGTAATATTACTGAATTCCTTTTCGAAAGTGTCCTCATTCATAATTTTTTCAAAAATGTCATTAAGTGTTTTTTTAAGCCTGCTACCTTTAGTTGTATAAAAGCCAAACCGTATAGGTTCGGGGATTTTATTTATGCTATTTACAAGCGAATACAGAAGAAAACTGGCTTTAAACACCTGCAGATTAAAATCAAATCCATACGTTAGATCTGTTGCGTCTAAGACATATTTACATACCCTTTCTAATTCATCTGTGCGATTTGTCTGACAAAGCGATAACTTATGTAATGCAATAATCTTACATTTTATTAGAGTTAAGATTTCATTTTTCTTTTCTCGTATTGTAACATTAGACACTAATTTCCCTGGCTCAAAACCTAGCAGTTCATTTGTTTGAGGTTCTTGTCCAATGTCAGAAAGTTCTTTAATTTCTTCGTATTGTTCTATTAATGTGTCTATTTCAGCTTTAAAATCTAACATTTCTCACCGCTTTAAAATTAAGTTACAAAAACCATACTTGTTTTGATAAAGACAAGTGGCTTCACCACCCATCCCTCACTTACATGCTACGGTATTGCTTACCTCTGCTAATATAAAATATTAATATTAATAAAAAATTAAAGGTCACAACAAAAAGCTTGATTAAAGCTTAAACATATTGTAAGTTAAATTATGAATAACGGACACAGCTTTAAGCATGTGCTTGATTTAGAAGAAAAGGCAGAGTTATTTTTAAGTCTGTCTAATCTACGAAAAAGGCTCAGTGCATTAGAGCAAGAAATTAAACAAATAAAAGAGTATTTAGTTTTTACAGACTATGACGAGACGAATACAGCATAAATTTAATGCTGTTCAGACAATCGCGGACTCGATCAAATTTCCCTCAAAATCAGAAGCAAGACGCTACAAAGAGCTTAAGAAATTACAGTTCTCGAATCATATTATCTTTTTTTTACGACAACCCATGTTTGATTTGCCTGGTGGTGTGACTTATCGCGCTGATTTTATTATTTTCTGGTCTGACGGCAACGTTACCATTGAAGATGTAAAAGGCTTTGAAACAAGCGAGTTTAAGCTTAAAAAAAAGATGGTCGAAGAATTATATCCAATTAACATAGAGGTAGTTAAATGAGTATTAACGCACAACATTTATACGACTTAGTTATTATGCCGGCTTTAAACGAATTGGCAGAAGCAAGAACTGTTCTAGGTTCTCGCATCGCTAAAAAACTTGTGCTTGCAACAGCATGTCATGAAAGTGCATGTGGTACTTATTTACGTCAAATAAATAATGACGGCCATTATTCCGTGGCACGTGGTATTTTCCAAGTAGAACCACCTACGCATCAGTGGATTTTTAATAAATTAATGACCGATGATTGGCGTGATATTCGAGAGAAAGTATTTAACACAGCCTATCCCACGCTCGATGATGATAGATTAATTTACGACCTAAACTATGCAGCTAAGATTTGTCGATTGCGTTACTATCTTGCACCTGCTGCTTTACCTGAAAGCGATGATTTATTTCATTTGGCAAATTACTGGGGTAAGTATTACCAGACGCAAGACAAGGATTTAAACCATTTGAGCGAGAAAGAAAAAACATTTATTGCGCACTGCAAAAAGTACGGCGGTGAAATCTTCCGATGAAAGACTTAAAGTTCTTAACAAGCTCAGCAACCTTAATCGGCATGTGTGTCGCGGGGCTGTTTTGGATTTTTACAATTAAGGGAGATGCTGCAATCACGCTTAATAAAGTTGATGCACTTAATATGCGTATCAATAGACTGGAGCAAAGACAGATACACTTAAACGATAAACAAGACGCAGAACTGCAAAAATACTGGGATAACCTTGAGCTGAGAATAGGTGAAATGCAGAAGATACAGTTTGAGCAGAGATGCGAAAATAGGGGGTGAGATGGCTTTTAAAAAAGGTCAATCTGGTAATCCGAAAGGTCGAGCGCAGGGCATACCAGATAAACGTATGCAATTTCATGAAGTTAAAGAAATTTTAAACAAGAAGGGGTGTAACCCTTTTGAAGTGATGGCTGATATGTGTATGAATAACGCCTGTGAAGACACAATAAGATTTCAAGCAGCTAAAGAACTGGCGCAATATATCGCACCAAAACTTAAAGGTGTGACGATTGATTTGGGTGACGATGGTAAGAAAGCTTTTACGCAGATTTTTAATATATGACAAATGAATCAGATGAAAAAATTATTATATATAATGCATCAGAAACCGGCAAAAGATTTCATCGCTCAAAAGCAAAAGTTATTTGTGCTATAGGACCCGTAGGCAGCGGTAAAAGTGTCATGTGCGCAAATCACATTATGTACTTAGCTAACAAACAGGGCGTATCATCAGACTTTAAAAAGTATACTCGCGTTGTTGTTGTGCGTAATACTTATTCAGAGCTGAAACTAACGACGATGAAAACGTGGTGCGAATGGTTTCCCGAAGAATACTACGGCAAGATATCTAAAGTCGCGCCATTCATGCAAAAAATCGAAGTTAATGACATGGTTATTGAGGTTATATTTTTAGCGTTAGACAGAGAAAAGGACGTTAAAAAGCTATTGTCACTTGAGTGTAATATTATTTGGTTCAATGAGGCACGAGAAATACCGTGGGTTTTAGTATCACGTGCGACTGAGCGAATCGGTCGATTTAATAAGTGCGTGGATGGTGATGAAAATATACGTCAAATAATCATGGATACTAACCCACCCCATGATGAGCATTGGATTTACAAAGTATTTGAAGAAGAAAAGCCTGAAGGATTTGATATATTTCATCAACCGCCTGGATTAATTAAGGATGAATCAGGTAATTACATACAAAACCCCGATGCGGATAACTATGAAAATTTAAGCAGGATGGGACTTTCTGATTATTACACTAGCATGGTTAATGGTAAATCAGAAGAAGAAATAAGAGTTTATGCGCTTGGCATGTATGGTGCAACGTTTGATGGTAAGCCGGTACATCCTCAATACAATGACAACATTCACTATGCAGGCAAAGAGATTGAAACACTGGATAAAGAGTTAATCATTAGTTTAGATTTTGGTTTAACACCAGCCGTTACATTTGAGCAAATGACAGATAGAGGAAAAGTTAATATCATTGACGAGATAATCGGAAATGATATTGATATCCGTGCATTTTGTGGTGATATCCTTGTGCCGCATATTCTTAAAAATTACTCAGGATTACCTGTCAAAGGTTTTGGCGACCCATCTGGTGGATTTAGAAAAGATACTGATTCATCAACCTGTATTCAAATCTGTAATCAAATATTAAAGCAGCATGGAATATGTATTGAACCCGCATACACAAATGTATTAGCTAGGCGATTAGATGCAGTTAATAGGTTTTTAGGGAAGCTTGTTGATGGTGAGCCAGCATTTCAATTATCAAGCAAAGCTAGGACAGTTAGAAAAGGTTTTCTCGGCGGTTATCATTATAAAAAAGTTAACACGGTTGGTTCAACAACATATAAAGAAGAACCTAATAAAAATGAATATTCACATCCAATGGATGCATTGCAATATGGTATGCTGTATTTTGCTGGCAATGTTGACAAAGCAAAAAACATGAGCAATACTAGTTCAAGTAAATTATATAACACTTCTAATACAGGCTGGATGAGCAGATAAGCTAATTTAAAAACGCATGTCTTACACAAATAAGACAGAGACGGAACCACTAAAATTAAATCAAGATGACATACTTCAAAAAGCTAGAGAGAATATCAATGGCTGGGTTTCCTATTGGCAAGAAAATAATGAACGCTATAGAAATAACTTCTATTTCACTTATGTTGACCAGTGGGATGAAGAAGATAGAAGAGAGAGAAAAAAACGAAAGAAACCTGTTTTAACTGTTGATAAAATTAAACCTGCTGTACGCTCAACAATAGGACAGCTTAGAGAAAACACCCCAAACGTTGAAATCCGCGCTAATACTGATAATACTAACCAGGAAACTGTTGATATTTATAATGGCATCGTCAGATGGATTAGTTATAAATCAAATGCGCCACGCGTATATCAAAAAGCATTCGAACCTGAATATGTAGGTGGCTATAGCGCGCTAAGAATTTGCTATGACTACGAGTCGGGTATGAGCTTTGAAAAGCAAACACTCATCAAAAATATCAATCCATTAAATGCATTTTTTGACCCATCGGCACAGGAGCAAGACAAGTCAGACGGTAACTTTTGTGGCTTTGCTGATAAAATGTCATATCGAGAGTTTAAACTTAAGTATCCAAATTATAAAGGTGAGCCTCAACCGCTTGTAAGCAGTCAATATAACGAAGCGCAAAAACAATTCTGGGGCGATGATAAAGAAATAACGATATGTGACTACTGGTGTAAAGAATATTACGACAAAACAATATATGAATTGTCAGATGGTCGAGTGGTTGATGAGAAAGGCCTTTTACAAGCAGAAGAAGAATACTACAATCTATTAGAAGATTATGAAAGACTTGTTAGCGCCGGCATTACTTCAATCCCTGCACCTATTATCCCTATTAAAAATCGGGAACGGGTAATACAAGATTATAAGATGATGCATTACCGCTTGGTTTTTGATGAGATTTTAGAAAAAACTGAATGGCCTGGAATGTATTTGCCGGTTATTTTTATTGATGGTTTTTCTTCTGAAATTGATGGAGAGCAAAAAACATCGGGCTACATTGAGACCGCCAAAGATCCGCAAAGAATTTATAATTACAATCAAAGCGAAATCGCACATGCTATTTTAACTTCCACTAAAGCGCAATGGCTTGGTACGACTGAGATGGTAGACAATCTCCAGCATATTTGGAGGGATGCAGATAATCAAGCTTTCTTGCCCTATAACAGAACCGCTAACGGTGAAAAGCCTGAAAATATTAGCCCGCCACCTTTTTCATCGCAATTATTTCAGGTGGCCGAGCAAGCGGCAAATGATATTCAAGCAACGCTTGGTAGTTATGAAGAAAGCAGAGGTCAAGAATCTAATGCAATGAGTGGTGTTGCCATTGGTAAACGTCAGTTGGCATCAAACTTAACACAGTACATTTATTTTGATAATTTAGAAAGCGCGATAGAAAGCTTATGGCGCGCTATTGTGGATATGATTCCACGCATATATGACACCGAGCGTGTAATAAATATTATCAATGAAGCTGGTGAAGTAAAATTAATACGTATTAACGAAGAAAAAGCAGGCAAGATTGAAAACGATATCAGTCAAGGCGAGTTGTTTGTTAATGTAGAGTTGGGCGCATCATTTGAGGCGCAAAAAGCTGAAGCACTGCAAGTTGCAATGCAATTTATCGAAATGTTAGAGCCTGATAAACGCGCTTATTTTGCTGATTTAATTGTTAGTAATTTCAATCTTGAAAATACACCAGAGATTGAAGAACGCGTTAGAAAATATATTGTCCCCCCTCAAGTTATCGCTGATGAAGAAGGCAAGCCTTACAATCCGCCGCCAAGTCCACAAGAACAATTAGCTGAAGCTGAATTGCAGCTTGCCAATGAACAAATTGCAACAGAAAGAACAAAGAATATCACTGAGTTGTTAAAGACTATGCAGGCGGCTCAAGATTCAAAACTTGACGCGTTAACGGGTGCGTTGAAATCTTTATCCGACATGATTACAGCTGAGACAAAAATGACACCTCAGCAAATTTCACAAATACAGCCTTACATTGAGCAAGCATCAGACACAGCTGAGAATTTGGAAAATAAATTTGATTCGCAATTAGATGGCTTGAGCAACGCCATTGATAACTTTAAAGAGAAAAGACAACAAGAAGAAGCAGAGGCGCAGGAGCAAGAAGAACAGCAAGGACAACAGGCTTAGTTTACGTGAGTTCTTAAAACACGGGTTAATTCTGGTTTACGTATTCCGAAAAAATACGGGTGGTAATAATCGTTTACGTGTTTAGCAAAATGCGGGTTTAAAAAAGGGTTTTTAAGATGAGTAATGAAATCGAAAGTAGCGAAATTGAATCTACTGAAAATGAATTGGCTGAAGAAGAAACAACGCTTGATGAGGCGTTAGAAAATTCTGAATCTGAGGAAAGTGAAGATGATGAGATTGATGAAAGTGAAGAAGCTGAAGAAGGTGAGCAAGGACAAAGCGAAGATGAAGACCCTAGGGGTGTTCAAAAACGTATTGGAAGGCTAACCGCTCAAAAAAAAGCGCTTGAAGAACAAAAGCAAGCGTTAGAGAAAAGGCTACAAGCAAGTGAGCAAGCTAAAGCTGCACAAGAGCGACAGCCTGTAGGCGAATTTACTTTGCAAAATCCTAAAAAGTCTGATTTTGAAAATGAAGAAGACTGGGTTGAGGCGCTTATCGAATACAAGCAACAAAAAAAGGATTTTGAAAATCGCAAAGAATCAGAGAAGAAGCAAGCAGAAATGCAGCAAATCTCATATGAGAAAAAACGTATAGGCATGCTAGAGAGAGCAACTGAAAAGTATGAAGACTTTGATGATGTTGTCATTAACTCCACGCATCCTGTTTTTTCAAATCAGGGTATTGCTTTAACGCTGATTGAATCTCCAAATGGTGATGATGTTGCTTATTACCTCGCTAAAAACCCTAAAGAGGCGGATAGGATTAATGGTTTACCCATTCATCGCGCCTTAGCAGAAATTGGGCGGTTAGAAGCGTCTTTAGCTTCAACCGAAAAGAAAAAAACAAATGCGCCTGAGCCAATTGGTAATTTAAAAGGCACGAGAAGCGTTTCAACTAAAAAGCTTGAGAATATGTCTCAAGCCGAATATGAAGCACATCGAATGCAGTCGCTCAAGCGCAAAAGATGGTGAGGTAACTCAAAATGGCAGGAAATTTTATTACTAATGACATGGTTGCAAAAGAAGCACTCATGGAATTTAAAAATAACCTAGCATTGGCAAATATGGTCAATCGAGACTATGACGATAATTTCAAAGCGCCAAATGGAGACAGTATTCGAGTAAGAAAACCGACACGATTTACTGTTCAAGATGGTGCTACGGTTTCAAGCTTTCAGCAAATTTATCAGCAATATGAAACTGTAACTTTGAATAAGCGAAAACATGTTGCTATTGAAATTACAGAAGCTGAGAGAACGCTAGACCTTGATAGTTTTAATAGAAACATTGTACAACCTGCAATGCTTCAATTGGCTAACCAAGTTGATGCAGATTTGGCAGAGGCTGCGTGCTTAATCAACTCTGTTGTTGGCACGCCTGGCACGCCAATTAACTCTTTTGACACAATTAATGATGCCAACGTTAAGATGAACTTGATGGGTATTCCTCAGGCTAATCGTAGCTTAACGACAGACCCAATTAACAGTGGTAGTTTGCAAAATTCACTTAAAAACTTCTTTAATACCTCAGTGAATACCGAGATTTTAAGGCGTGGTCAATTGGGTGAGCTAGCTGGATTTATGACATTTATGGATCAAAATGTCAGAACACAAACCGTTGGTGATTACGGCGGTACACCACTTACTAATGGTGCAGGACAAACAGGTAGCACATTAGTCACTGATGGATGGTCTACATCTGTTACTGGTTTATTGAAAAAATATGACAAGTTTACCATTGCTGGTGTTTATGCGGTTAATCCAATTACTCGTCAAAGTACTGGTCAATTAATGCAATTTACAGTTACGGCAGATGTTGATAGTGATGGTTCTGGTAACGCAAGCATTCCTATTAGCCCTGCGATTAATGATGGAACAGTAACAGCGACTGCGCCATATCAAAATGTAAGTATCTCAATACCTGATGGGGCTGCAATTGTTCCTGTTGGCGTTGCTAACTCTACTTATAAGCAGAACATTGCAATGATTCCGCAGGCGTTAACATTGGCTGTTGCACCTTTGTCGGGACCTAATGGCCGTGGTGCTTATTCTAAAACTATGCGTGATGCAGATGCCAAAGTCTCTATTCGCATGGTTCAAGATTACAATATTAACTCTGATGCAGAATTATTTAGATTCGATATCTTGTACGCAGTCAAATGCTTCCCTGAATATGGTTGCATTGTTGCTGGTTAATATGAGCGGGGCGCTAGTCGCCCCTTTATTCGCGAGGTAGTTATGCATAAACAATTTATTTATCACCCAGAGCTTGGTGACATGTTAATTGACGCAATAGATGCAGAACATTTTTTTAAAAAAGGTTGGTTTGATACGCCGGCTAAATTTCCAAAGAATGAAACTGTAAAAGTAACTGAAAATAAAGTTAAAAAGTCAAAATCTAAAAAGGCTGAGTTAGATGGCGCAAATACTAGCAACTGAGCTTGTACAGAAATCGTTGATTCTTTCTGGGATAGTTGACCCTAAAGAAGAAATTGACCCGGATTACTTAAAGCAAGGGAAAGCTTTGCTTAATGATACGCTGTCTTTTTTGTCGACTTTAGGGGCAATGATTCCATATTTGAGCATTGTAAGCATTCCATTAGTTGCAAATCAGTATCAATACACAGTGGGTAACGGTTCATTCGATGTAAATGCAAATCCTATTGTAGAAGTTGTTGCGGGTAAGATTCAGTTACAGAGTGAGTATAGAGGAATTTTACAGCCAATCAACGTTTACCTGAATAATGCAAATGACTATAACAATACCTTAGGGCAGCCATATAATATTTATTCTGAATACAATAATGACTTTACGATAATTAATTTGTATCCAACGCCAGATGCAGCATATACGGCAGTACTTACTGCAAAGCAAAACTTAGAAAGGGTTACGCTTTTTCAGCAAATGATAACCATTCCTGATTTCTATGTAAATGTTATCAATTACAATCTTACCGCATTTATGTGCAATGCATTTCAAATGCCAATTCCTAAAGATGTCGCTGCGATGCTTCAAAAGTTAAATAATAAGGTTGAAGCAAAATCTATTGTTCCAATAACAAAATCATCAAGTGATAGCATCACGAGCAATAATGATTACAGCTTTAATAGGGATTATTTAGATGCCTGGTAAGTTTATGCGAGTGCCTATTGCTGGTAGTACAAATCCATTATTATCGCCTAATTTTGATTCGCAATTATCGCAGAATCTTTATGTGGTTGACGATTCTACTGGCAAATCAAAAACTGCAATGAATAAAATACCAGGCTATTTTTTAGCGACAACATTAGATGCTGGTTCAAGTAATTTTGATATTCGGCTTTTATATACCGTGCGCGATATTCAAAATAAAATGTTTGCCGTAGATGGCGATGAAGTTTATTTCTTAGATAGCACGCTCACACCAACAAATTTAGGAAGCATTGGCACAACTGAGGGCTTTGTATCCTCTGCGAGCAACGGTATCTACGTAATGTTTGTCGATGGTCAAGACGGTTATTTGTATAACAGTTCTAATGGTGTATTTAATGAGATAAATGTTACCAATTATCCAAGTTTGCTTGGCTTTCCAACGCAGCCACTTATGTGTGCAGAGCTTGATGGCTTTTTTGTTGTGTTGCAGTCTGAGAGTAATCAAGCTTTTGTATCACCACTAAATGACCCAACAGGTGAGTATACTAATTTTCTTGATACAACAGGCAATAGCTTGGTTACGGGTTGTGGTGNTGTTGATAGCCGCGTATTTATTTTTAAAGCAGATTCAATAGAGGTTTGGTATGATGCCGGAACGTCCCCCCAGCCACTCGCGCGTGATAACAGTATGCGCTATGACTTTGGTTGTTCTTCTCGCGGTTCTATAGCAACGTACAAAGGCAGAATGGCATTTTTAGCTAGCACATCTGATGGTTCAACCTCTTTTATGTCTACAAGGGGAGCAGCACCTACAGTTTTTAGCACAAGTTCAATTGAAGAAATACTGCAAGGTTTAGCTGACCCATTTGATTGCCGGGCAATTTTTTATGAAATTAATGGGCATGAATTTTATCAAGCCAATTTTACTACTGATAATATAACGTTGACGTATGACTTTACGACTAATCGTTGGTATACGTTTAAAACAAAAGATAGCAATAGACATGTTGCTAATACACATTCTTTTTTCAATGAAAAACATTATCTGGGTGCTTATAACTCACAAAAAATCTATGAAATGAATGCGTCAACTTATGACTTTGATGGCGAGCATATGCCATGCGCGCGTATAACACAAAACTTTTTTGATGAAACTAATAAGTTAATAAAAATCACAAAGATTGAGCTTGATTGCCGTTCTGGCGTTGGCCTAGATGGTCTAACAGATTTTGCACCCAATAAAAATCCACGTGTTTATTTATCAGTTAGCCGAGATGGTGGAGTAACTTATGGAAATAAAGTTGGTCGTAGCACGGGACGTATCGGTGATTTTTATGCAAGACCAAGATGGTATCAAATGGGCGTGGCTCGCTCGTGGACATTTAAGCTTGAGTTCTTTGATAACGTGCCATTCAGTATGTGGGATTTATTAATTTGGTATGAGGTAGCAGAAGTATGAGCGGAGCAGTAACGCAGCAAAATCAAGTGGCGCCACCATCAGAACAAGGTGCTTGGATAAAGCCTGATGGAATGCCAACAGAGTATTTTTTTAGATACATTGGACAATTAGTTAAAGAGCTTAAAGCTCAAGGTGTAATTTTAGAAGATTTATACAATCAGGTGAACCCATGAATTTATTCGGTAGTGATGATGACATTCAAAACAGCGAAGACCAGGCTTTGCAATATGAGCAAGAAGCTTATAACAATTCAGCTAACTTACTGAGTCCGTACACACAAAATGCTGGCACAGATTTTAATAATGGAAGGCAAGCTATTTATGATGCTGGGGGTAAGCTTATTGGTTATGGCAACCCAGCAACAGGCTTATGGAATCAAATAGGTGAAGACCCAACCACCATGTATGAGCAAGATATGGCTAATTACACCATGTCGGCAGGCGCACAGAACGAAATGGCAGCCGAAGAAATGGCAGCAAATAACGCAGCAGCTGCATCTGGCCAGATAGGTGGAACAAATAACATGGTTCAAGATGAGCAAATTGCTGAAAGCGTCACGTCACAAGATGAGCAGCAATACTTTAATGACGTGCAAAAAGAGCGCGGTAATCAGTTAAGTTATTTGGATGATTTGAGAAACGTACAAAGTACATTGCTAAAAACATTTCAGTCAATGATTGGACGTGAATATGGCGCGTCAAATCAGCTTTCACAAGCTGGATTACGTGCTGCACAAGAAGCAGGACTGACT